CTATACTGGAAACCTGCGTTGACTTCATATAGCCCGAGCGGATGCGATACTCAAGGATAGGACCGAGAGTGTCTAATCAGGAGGGCCCACTTTTCTCTAGCTAGTTCTAGCGATAAGGAACTGGATGGTTTTGACTGCTAGTGTCGAACTCGAGGGACGCACCCCGCAACCCTAGTGTAACCTGGATGGCTGAAAAAGTCCGACGGTTGAAAGATAATATCCAATATACCTATGTTCAGTTCCTATACTATGCTAAGAGATAATCAATTCCCCCAAGGCCTCTGTGCCAACCGCTCACGTGAAGACTACCCCGGTCTCCGCGTCTCCGCTTTTTCGTGCGAAGTTGTCTCATCTTCTGTAATTGCGAAAGGAATCCACGCAACCACTAACCGTGGACTCGTCCACTACATCTTCCAAACCCCTGATAACTCTGAGGTCACTGTGCTCGCCAAAGGCGTGCCTGGCGCTTCACTCGACTCCGGCCTTTGGATAGATGAACACCAAGCACCCATAAGTACGATGGGTGAATCCCAGTTGGCCCAAGCTTTGCAAGCTACGGGCATGAGAGGTCGGGCTGGCGACCGTTTTCAACAAGTCGACTTCGATTTCCGCGCTCTGTTATTCGTGTGCGGTTACTTTTCTGTGCGAGTTGCTGCAGGTTCCGTGGTGACTCCGAAGAGTGCACCGGCTGACTTTACTCTCACTGCTGTCAGCACCGACTCCTTGCTGGACATTGGCGGCATGGTTGTGCTTACCCCTGCTCTGTGTAATAACAGAGAAGAGGTTGTTACCATGTGCTGTCTGCTTAGCTATTGCGGGCTGCGCGGCGCGGCTGTTCCCGTTGCAGTGATCCCCCGGGGCGGGGGCAAACTGGCCCACCTAAGCTTTGGAGCCTTTTGTGCTCGCACTGCCGCTACCGTGATAGCCCAAGCTTCAGAGTTAGGGTCAGGTGCCACTCACCTGTGTGCGTATCTCCGTGGCCTAAGTCACGGTGTCACAATACGTGCTCATTCTCACGAAGGCGGTTTCGTCCGTAATATCCTAGACCATGCGGTGTATCCTAAGCCACGAGGTCTAGTGAACGTCGCAACATTTGATCTCATGGGGATAGCGGCTAACACCCGGACTGAAAGGATCACGCTCAAACGTCTGGCTTCGCATGCTGCAAATCTGCTCCTGGTCTTGGCTGCTGCTTCCGCTTCAGCTGACCCGGGAGATCTAATTGATGGCATCCGAGTCCCAGCATATTGCATACGCAATGTCTCTCGTCCAGCGCGGCCTAGTGACTGGGACGGCCTCGATGATCTGGTCCGTCGGTGGAGCGTGGGGTTGACACAGCGCATAAATGTGTTGTTCAAGTTCCCAGTGTTGGAGCAGGCTGACCCTAGCTCGTACGTGCGTATTCTCGTTGAGAATCGTGTTAACAGGCACCTCCAACTGAGGCCCGAACAACCCGGCTCATTTGACCCGCTAGTCCCATTCTTTTGGGTCGAGCCGTCCTGTATCGATCCAGGCTTAGAGTACTCGTACTTTATGCCGTCCAAGTCTTGCTACGATCCTCGTGATGGCGGCCCCAAGACACTGAAGACCTTCCCATACAGTAATATACGTGTGCCGAGCCGATACACTGAGGACGGTCGTGGGCACGCCTTCGCTAACACCCAGTTATTCATGACTATTGAGAAGGGCCAGTCTTTTAGAAGTATGGGCGGCATGTACACGTTCTCTCACCAGATGTCTTCCAGAAATGGTCTCGCATCAGTAGAAATTCTCAAGGAGTTTGCCGAGAGCTCGTTTGAGCCATTTGGCATGACTAACCCTAAACAGACCCAACTTGGCCGAGCTCGCTGGGACACTCCACACAATTGTATCCCTCACCCTATGAGCGGACTGGTTCTAGGCGACTTCACGGCCCTGCGTTTCAAGTACAGCCGTGCGTCTAAGGGTGTCTTGCCCTCGGCGTCAGCCCTAAAAATGAGTAACGAGACGACCATTTCGTGCGGCCCCCTGGTGGAAGCTCATAGCATAAGCCGTGTTTCACGCAATATACCAACAGACAGGTGGCTTCCCCGCCGCGTCCACAAGCACCTTATGGGTTACGTCGATGACCAGGAGTCAGGGCTTGAGATTTCAAACATACTGTGTGACTTGGGGGCGCGTACTCCTGATGTTTCTAAAGACGTGTGTATCAGCGAGCCTCTATCCACGATAGATGTAGGTGATATAGCTATGGAGGACGCCCCAACATGTGACACTGGAGAGGTCATGCGCTTACGTGTAGACCCTGGGACTGAACTTATCCGTGTTGGTCAGGCCAGCAGAAATTATGCTAACTCCGCCGCGGCTCCTCCCACCAATGTGCGCTTAGGGGATATCACTGCCCAGCTAACCGAGACTACACCTGTAAAGCCTGGTTATGTGGTTGAGGACTTGACTACTATAAGTTCGGCCGTCGAGAACCCTGTCGGAACAACTCCGGATAGGGAGAGTTCTGAGGGTTCGGAAACTAAGGCAGGATCGGGTGGCGGTCTGGGCGACGGGTCGGCCTTGGCTATTTGCCCACCACCGAGTGACAGTTCCAGCAACGCTGCAGCGGAATTCGCAGCCCCGATCGGATGGGAGAGATCTCAGGGAGGAAGAATAAAAGGAAACGGACGCATAAAATATACCGGCACACGCGTCCCGGTCACTATACGGAGAGAAGATGGGTCCCAAGGCATGCTCACGACTAATCATGTATTTTGGAGTGATCTGAAGAAGGCTGGGGGTATCACTCTGAAGAACGGGAATATCCAACAATCGACCAGAGATTTCGTGATAACCGTGGATAGCAGCGACCCCTTGGCTACTACAAAGCTGTTACAGTTACGGTACGCAAGTCGTATCGCGACAGAGACTCCGGGTACTGGAATCTCTCTAGTCCAAGCTATAACTAACAGTGGGTTCCCTGTAAAGACTCAAAAACAGACCGACGGCTTTGCTGAGGTTCGAGGTTCCGGCTTTAAAGTCCGCGTACTCGCCATTAAGGGCGAGTCGTCAAAATGAGTTACTTAAGTTGCCTTCAGAAGGCTGAGCTCCTGAAGGGACAGGCTGCGTTCCATGCCGCAATGACATCATATCACATACCTTTTCAACACAAATCAGCACAACAATACTACATATCAACACTACTATCAAAAAAGAAAAAATTAAAAAATATCGAATTCAACTGGACTGACGACAGGGCATACTTTCCTTTTAAACCACACACAAATGCGAGAGTGAAAGTTAACTTGTTTCTGCGAGACGTCGTGGCTGGCAGCGGTCGTTACAGAAGCCAGATCGAGGGCATCTTGGGTGCCAACATAGGTGCATTTAACGACTCAGCTGTGTGCTGGGTCCTATGGAGTGTAGCCATGATGGAACGCGGTGTTGCCGCTGATACCTGCTGCTATTTCTTCGCACAACGCGAAAACACTGCTTATCTAAAGCAAATTAATACGACAGTGAAAGCACTAGGAGTGCTCAACCATCCACTGGCCAGCTGCTTCTGTGAGTTAATAACTCTAAGTGGTCGGGGTTCTGTCACGAAGCTGGACCCTTGGGACGACATCAAGGGACGAGTTAAGAAAAAAATATTTTTCGGAACTAAGGCCGCCTCTTTCAATGAGGGGGAGCTCCGTCATGCTATCAGAGACATACTGTCAGAAGAATGTGGCGACGTTGAATACCCAGACCCTGACGTTCACTGGACCAAGCGATGGGCGTACACGAAGAGTGGAGCACATGCTCGACGTATAGAACGTATGAACTTCGGCGAAGTTATCACTGAGGGTAGCCGCGTGAATCGGCGGAACTTTGCTGAAACAGTGGATAGAAATATGATCGCATTCGGACCTCCGAGAGTTGTAGCTGGTGTAAGTGTTAAACACGAGCCCGGCAAAGATCGTTGGATATATGGCGCCGACTCAATCTCATACTACACCTTTGATTACTTGCTCACACCACTAGAGCGGGCTTGGCGAGGCGTTCGTGTCTTACTGAAGCCAGCTGTTGGGGGTATGTATCCTAAGTACAGGGAGTGGGCTGCTTCGTTGGGTACGCACAAGATAATGCTCGATTATGATGACTTCAACAGCCAGCATACGAATACTGCAATGCGCCTAGTGTATGAAGAAGCATTTTCGGGTGCACCAAAACACATACGTGAATGGGCCGTCGAGAGCGTGGACAACGAGATTGTATGTTTCGGGCAACCTGAGAAACGAATGAAGAAGGTCGGAACATTGTTTTCGGGACACCGTGCGACTACCTTCATTAATTCAGTCCTGAATGCCGCTTACATGCGTTTAGTTCTCGGTAACGACTACTTTTTGCTACGGAGCATCCACACAGGAGATGACATACTGTTCAGTACGGACGACCACGAGTTAGTTGACAGGGTGATCACTAAGGTAACGAGATCGCAAATCCGTGCCAATCCCCAGAAACAAGGACTCGGCATGGACTGTGCTGAGTTTCTACGTTGCTCCTTTAACCGCCATGGAGGCGTTGGCTACCTCGCCCGGAGTATAGCAGCTTTCGTATGCGGTAACTGGACTACTGAGAACCCACTTGGCAGCGGTGATTACGCCAATGCTGCATTGCAGAATTTGTGGACTATTGAGAATAGATGCGGGCACCAAGCAGTGGGTGTGCTATGTCTAAAAGCCCTGCAACGTCGGGTGCCATCTCTTTCTCTTGGACATGTAACTTTTTGCCTGTCCTTCGGGAATAGTCCCATACGCTTATACAAACATACTGACACGATCTGTGGCACGGTGATCAAGTCAACAATTAAAACGACGTCCGTGCGAGATGGACGTGAATCTAAGGCAACTCAGGATTATTTAGATAACCATGTAGACCATACCCTCCTCAATGAGGCAGGGCTGTCAGCCGGTTCTCTTAAGAAGTTGATGCTAGAAGCATCTTATTCAAACACTTCGACCAGAGAACATTCGGTAACCGCGCAAGCTCGTAGCTGCGTATCTTCCCGTCACTTGGTCTCAATAGGTAAATGGCTTAATAAATCTGTTGGAGTCCTTGCTAATATTTTTCCATTAGCCCAAATTCGGAATCAACTACCTCCCAGCACGTTACGACTGCTGCTAATCACGTTTGCTGGTTATGCCAAAGCCGATGTCTATAGACATGCTTGGGGGGAGGGGGTACGAAGGGTGAATATTCTAGGATTCCTGCCATATGGTGACGCTCGCTATTTAGCGGGGAGCGTCACCTTCAGCTGCAACCTCAGCATCAAATTCCCGCTAAAATTATAGTACCACTTCGGTGGTGCTCAAG